CTGGCCCGAGCAGGATGATACCGGCACCTGGTGGTGCCGCCGCTGCGACAAGGGGGGCGACGCGATCCAGTTCCTCATCGAAGTCGTGGGGATGGCCTTCCCCGAGGCCTGCAAGGCAGTGGGCCGCGAGATCCCCGAGCACCAGGAGATGCGCACCCCCCAGGCGCGCCGGCCCGCAGCCGCCTCCTCTTGGCAGCCCAAAGACCCCGATGCGCCGCCGGCCGCCTGGCTCGAACACGCCGAAAAGTTCGTCACCTGGGCGCACAACCAACTGATCCACCTGGGCGACGGCCCCGGCACCCCCCTGGCATACCTGGCAGGCAGGGGCATCACCCGCGACAGCGCCATCACCCACCGCCTCGGCTGGAACCCCGGCGAAAAAGGGAGCGACCTCTACCGCGCCCGCGAAGCCTGGGGGCTGGAAACCGTCATGAAAGGGGACAAAAAGAAAAAACTCTGGCTTCCCATCGGCCTGGTCATCCCCTTTTACAAATCCCCCCCCCACCCCCCTTTGGCAAAGGGGGGTGACGAGCTTTCGAGGCGCGGAGATTTGATGACAAAGGGGGGTGACGAGCTTGCGATTCGGGGGGATTTATGCCGCGTCCGGATCCGGATCCCCAAAGAGCGCCGCACCCCGGAATTCTCCACCCCCTACTTCATCGTTCCCGGCTCCGCCATGGACACCTTCGTTGTCGGCGGCGATGCGAAAGGCTACGTGATAATAGAGGCAGAGCTGGACGCCATCCTGGTGGCCCAGGAGTGCGCGGGCCTGCGGATCGGCGCTATGGCCATGGGCAATTCCACCGCCAAGCCGACGGCAGCCGCCTACGTCATGCTCGCCGCATCCCTGCACATCTCAAACGCCCTCGACTACGACCTCCGGGAAGGATCTACGGAAAACGCCGGCGGCTCCGCCTGGCTTTGGTGGAAAAACCAGTTCCCCCAGGCAGAACGCTGGCCGGTACCGGTCGGCAAGGACCCCGGCGACGCATTCCAGGCCGGCGTCAATATCCGCCAATGGGTAATGGCGGGGCTCCCCCCTATCTTCAGCATCCCGGCGGGAACGATCCCGGCAGTTTGTGAAACAAAACCGGCCGAAACCGAAACGACTGCGACGGAAACGGAAAAAAAGCCCGTCACCGTCCAATACATCCAGGGAAAAAGCCGGGGCGGGCTGATCTACTTCATCACCGACAGCGCCAAAAACAGGGCGAAACTCGCCGAAAAATTCCCCGGCAAGGCCATCTTCACCCATGCCGAGATCCTTCTGCTCAAGGGGATGGCCCCAGAAGAGGCGGAGAAATTCATCGTCATAAAGGAAACCTTCGGCCCCGACGCCGAAATCAGCGCCACAGGGCCGGCAAACGAGGAGAACCCATGAACTTCACCATAAACCAGAAAGCATTCAGCGCCGCCATCGGCCGCATCCAGGGCATCGCCACCCCGCGGCAGACCATGCCCGTCCTGGAAAACGTCCTGATCGCCGCCTCTGCGCTGCGCCCCGTCCTGCACATCAGCGCCACCGACCTGGAGGTCGGCTATACTACCGCCATCGACTGCCACGACATCCAGGCGCCGGGCAGCATCACCATCCCGGCAAAAAAGCTGTATGAAGTCCTCAGGGCCGCCCCCACCGAACAGGTCACCGTCTCCCTCAACCCGGAAAACGATCGCGTCACCATCGCCTCCGGCACCTTCGTCACCACCCTGGCCGGGGTCGCCGCCGACGAATTCCCGGCGGTACAGCCCCTCCTGGAAGGCCATCCGTTCCAGCTCGATGCCGCCGCGCTGCTGCGACTCCTAGGGCACGTGGATTACTGCCAGTCCAACGATCACACGAAATACAACCTGAACGGCGTATTCCTGCGCATCGCCGATGCCGAAGACGGCACCAGGCTCTATGCAGCCGCCACCGACGGACACCGCCTGGCAGCCGACAGCGTGCCCCTCCCGGGAGAGCCGCGGGCCATCCCCGCCGATCTCGCCCGGGGCATCATCATCCCGCGCAAGGGGATAGCCGAGATCCGCAAGATTGGCGGCGAAGGGGTCCTCTGCTTCACCATCGCCGGCAACAACCTGTCCATCTCCACCGACAGTGAAACCATCACCCTGCGCCTCATCGACGGCGACTTCCCCAACTACGCCAGCATCATTCCCAGGAAGCACACTGCCAAGGCCGAGACCAACCGGCAACCCCTCATCGACGCCCTGGGGCGCGTCTCCCTCCTGTCCGAGGGCAAACTGCACGGCGTCACCCTCGACTTCGCTGCCGGCGGCATCAGGCTCAATGCGGAGAATGTCCAGCTGGGGGAGGCCTGCGATCGCGTCATGGCCGGGTACGAGGGCGAGCCTGGCGCCCGCAAGATCAACGCGGCATACCTTACCCAGGCCCTGGCCGCCTGGGACTGCGCCGTCGTGGATATCCGCATGACCGACGAACTGAGCCCGCTCCTCATCACCCCCTACTGCGAGGACGAGCCCTGCGCCGTGATCATGCCGCTGAGGAGCTAGAATGGAAGAGAAGAACGAAGACGGGATCTGCGTGGAGCGATTCGAAAGGATTTATATTCCGATCCACAAGAAACTCAATTGCGCATTGAGCATCACGGTTGCGCGCGGCGATTCCGGAAAGTGGTACTTCGGCCGGGATATCCGAACCGGGCAATGGGGCAGCGGCTATGCCGCATGGCCTAAATTTTCCGATCAATATCCATCCCGGGGAGATGCGATAGTCGCGGCTGTTGCAAACATCCGGAAGGTATTGCTGAAAAACCAGGGATCTCCCGGGGAGGCAAAAAAAACGAAGTTGCTCATGGGGATCCTTGACGAGTTCGTGTCTGCTATCCCGGTGCAAGATCCTCCGCCGAACGTTTTTTCTCCCCAGGGGAACCTTGCATTCTGCAGCGGGCTGCAAATGCTCTGCATCCCTAGGGAGAAAAAGAAAACAGCCAGGGGCCCCACGTCAAAAGACTGCCAGCTGTCGCTTTTCTCCGATCCGGAACCGACGCCGGCGAATCCTGTAAACTCCCTCATGGAGAAAGGCTTCTCCCGGGACGAGGCGAAGATCCTCCTGGCCGGCTTCGACCTGCTCCGCTACGACAAGGAAGTCAAGACCGTCTGGGTCGCCGAGTCGCAGATCACCTGGGACAGCAACGAGAAAGGGTGGGCAGTGGATCCGGAAAAGGAAGAGCCGCGCTGGTACAAGACAGGCAAGTCTCCTTACAAGACCTTTGCCGAAGCGGAAAGGGCGGTCAAGACTATCATAGACGACGCGGCCACCATCGAAGTCAACAAGCTCGGCATTGTCGACAACGGCGCCGGGCGCAAACTGCTCAAGGAAAGCGAAGGTTTCGAATTCTACCGCTCCGAGGGGATTATCCCCGGCCACGGCACCCCCAGGATAAAAAACATGGGCACAAACTGGGGCAACTGGAAGAAATTTGAAACCGGGGAAGAGTGCCAAAAGGCATGGGACGAACTGATGCTCACTGATAAGGCGCTGCAGGGATAACGGCCATTTCAACGGAGGCAACCAAACTATGAATCGATTCAAAAACTGGCTGAAAGCAAAACTGCGTCACTGGCTGGAGATTGACGAACTGGCACGGGGAGTCACGAAGCTGAATCAGGTCACGGCTGATCTCGTGAATATCGGCGTCGATGTCCATTTCAAAGACCCGCACATGATCCTGATTTACTCCCGGCTGAACTGGGGGCAGATTCGGGAGATCAGGGCCGATTTCAAGGATATGCGGGAACTGATGGAGTTTACACGCGAACTGAAAGCGCGATTTAACACCCGCTCCGAAATTTGGGACGCGCCGCCTATGGTACAGCAGATGCGGCGGGATATTGGATATTGATAACGGGGCGGCGGATGAGCGGCCAGTCTTTGGGCCGGTGCATTCGACTGGTTAGCCCTTTCGGCTACTAGTCGGGGAGAAAAGGGATGATCAAATTCAGATGCATTTTTTGCGGGAAAGAACACGACACGGTGGAGGAATGCAATGCCTGCGAAGCAACGCACTAAAACCGCATATGTCTGCGCCGTCACCTACAGCGGGGGATTCGACCTAAACTTTGACTGTGCGGGGGTTCTGGACTGTAAATACGCGCTGTGTTACGCGATGCCGCCTGATGGCACTGACCCCTGCTGTCATTACGACTGTGGCACATGTGTTTCGCCGCACGCAAAACTGGCGGCAATTGGAAAAATCACAAAAAAGCTCTCTTCTGCTGCCAAGGAGATTGAAGAGCAACTTGAGGGCTAACGTCACAAGGCTGTGCTACGGAGCGCAGCGGAGATAGCACCTGCCGCTGGTTATATTTCGGCGGTGCCACGGAGGAAAACGATGGAAGATAGATTTTGGGAACCAGTAACAGACCTCGAAGTAATGGCGCTCGATACAGACTGTAACCCCATGAAAGATGACCCCGAAGAGCCTCAAAAATACGGCTCTACAGTTATCGGCTTCAACTTGGATGATCCGGAGGGGTGTCGGTCAATCCTTGATATCACTGGAGAGGGTGACAGGGCCGAAGATGAAGCGTTTGCAAGGCGGATCGTTTTCTGCCTGCAAAACATCGGGGAATGCCCGAAGTGTGGTAGCGGCCCACTGTATCAGGATCGAGTCGAAGCGTGGGACGATATGGCGCACTGTGATGCTTGTGGGGCGGGTTTAACCGGCGATGAGTACCGTGCGGCGGTTAAGGAGTACGAGGCACGGGCAAAAGAAATATAACAAGGCACAATCCAAATAACGCAAGGAACCGTTTATGTCCAATTGGCGTAAATATCGATCAGAAGAAGAGAAACGCAAGCGGAGTGAAAAAGCCAGCCGGGCCGCCTGTGCCCGGTGGGATGCCTACCACGCATCTATCCCGCGGCCCGATTATGGAGAACTGCCGGTTGACTGCTTCCGGATCACCGTTGAAAACCTGATTATCGGCAAAACCGACGTCCTTGTTTTTCACCCCGCAGGCAAGTCCGGCCGCTACAGGGTCGATGTCAACGGCCAATACTGGAAAACCTGCGGCTGGACAGACGCCACCGTCCGGATCAGGAAAAGCTGCAAGCGGATGCCAATAATTCAACTATAGGAGTCACAATGTACCAGTTCCCGGCAACTAAATTTATCAGCAACACCTTGTGGCGCCAGTGGTGGCACCTGCTCACCGAGGTCATGGAGATCGGCAAGGCATTACTGCGCCGCGATCTCCAGCACGCCGCTACCGAAACCTGGGATGCCCGTCACAGCGCCGAAACCCTGCACCGCATACTGCAGGGGAAGGGCGTGGACGTGCGCATGGCCCAGGAGCATGTCATCAGCAACAACCTGGAGCGGGGATACTATGAGTAACCAGCCTGATCTTTTCACCGCCCAGGCCTGCGACCATCTCCCCGTCGCCCGGCGGAAATTCGTAAACGGCAGGCTCATCTGCGGGCGCTGCGGAAAGGTGCTGCGATAATGTCGGAACACTATCCGAAACACACAAAAGCGGTCATGGCGCACTGCACTAAATGCGGCCGCCACACCATGCACCGGGTCGACAACGGCCGCCTCGGCTCGTGCCTGGAGCCACACTTCACCGGACTCAGCAAGGCGCAGGAAAAGCGCCGGGAAAAACAGGAAGCCGAACGTCAGCAGCCGGGGCTGTTGTAACCGGACTCACGCAACGGCGCTACGGCGCAACGAAAACCTTGAAAGGGGTTTAAGGTTTTAACCCAAAAGAAGATTTTGACTTTCGTCGCGCCGTTGCGTCGTCGCGTGAAACAAAAGGATTTTAAATGACCTGGCTCCTGACCATAGCATCCCTTGTCGGCGTGGTGATGAACATCCGCCTCGACCGGCGCTGCTTCTACATCTGGACCGTAACCAACGCCTGCTGGTGCCTGGTCGATTTTTACCAGGGACTCTACGCCCAGGCCGCCCTCTTCGCCGTCTACTTCCTGCTCGCCGTTTACGGGGTGTACGAGTGGGAGAAAAGGAAAATCGGGAAGCATGCCTGACAGCGCCCCCCACATATCCCTCGTAGAGGAGCAGATCCTAGCCGAGGCGGTCGAAAAGACCGGCAGGGCATACCAGGAAGCCCCCACCGTCGCCAACCTGCGCGAATGGAACGCCGCCAGGGCCGCACAGGACAAATACCACCGCGAGCAGGAAGCGGCCGCCACCGGCCACCGCTTCCGCAACCTGGCCGAGGTGGCCCGCTGGCTGATCCGCCAGGGCTACAAGGTCAACGAGCGCACCGTGCGCAACCATCACAAGGCCGGGCTTTTCCCGGTTCAGGCCGGCGGCGAATTCCGCCAGGCCGACATCGAGGCATACGCAAAGAACCACCTTGACCGCCCCGGCTACGAGGGCGAATACAGCCCGGCCGGCAGCGCAAAGGACCGCCTCGCCGAAGCCATGGCCGAAGAGCGCGAACTGCGCAACAAGAAACTGAAAGGCGAGCTGATCGACGCCGCCGAGGAAGAGGCCAGGGACGCCAGGCTGTGGCGCGCCGTCCGCGCCGACATGGAAAACCACGCGCCCGGCGTCATCAACGAACTGGTGGACAGGGTCATGGCAGCGATCAGCGATCAGCGGACAGCGTACAGTGAACAGGAAGGCCTGGAAGCGGCCAAGCAGAGAATCACCGGCCTGGTCCCCGAGCTGCGCCTGAGCTACGAGGAATTCCTGGCCGAACTGTTCGATAGATATGCCCAGCAAGGCGGGATTGAGGTGGAACTTTAAATGAACTTAGCCACCCAACCCACAACCAAATTCATCACCTTCCGCCCGGCGGAACAAAAGGCCTTCCGCCGGCGCAAGCGCCTCCCCGGCCCCCAGTGGGCCGAGCGCAATATCTACGTCCCGGTCGGCTCCCGCCAGGGGCTCTACCGCAACCACAACAACCCGCCCCTGCACGGCATCCTCGAGGCCGCCTCGCGCCCTCACGTGCGCACCGTCGTCATGGCCAAGGGGATCCAGACCGGCGGCACCCTGGTCTTCTATGCCCTGCTGTTGCGCGAGGCCGATTACAGCGGCGGCGGCGATAACGCCCTGATCGTCATGGCCGACGAGCGCAGCGTCAAGAAACTGAGCAAAAAGCGCCTGCAGCCCATGATCGACAAGAGCCCCACCCTGGCCGCCATCAAGTCCGGCAACCCCGACGACACCACCATATACAGCATCACCCTGGCCGACGGCTTCACCATAGACATCGGCTGGGCCTCCTCCGAGATGTCCGTCTCCTCCGAATCCTACCGGGTCGTCATCCTGGACGAGATCAGCAAGTACAAGGCCACCGGCAACATCCAGGACGCCAAAGGCCGCGCCACCGTTTACCCCGACAGCAAGAAAATATTCATATTCTCCTCCCCCGGCGTAGACTCCGACGACCCGGCCGCCCGCGATCCGCTCATGAAAGAGGCCGAGGCCTGCGACGTCATCATGGAATACCACGTCCAGTGCCCCGACTGCGGCGCCGACCAGGTCATGACCGACGAGCAGATCAAGTATCCCATGCAGCAGGCCCTGCTCCCCGGCAGCGAGGCCGCCGACGCCAAAACCATCCGCCGGCTGAAACTGGCCTACTACGAATGCCCCCACTGCCTCAGCCGCTGGAACGACTTCAAGCGCGACAAGGCCGTGCTCAAGGCCATGAAGCACGGCTGGCAGCCCATAGACAAGAGCATCGAGCACCCGCAAAGCCTTTACTTCCACTATCCCTCCTGGCTCTCCCCCTTCATGAGCCTGTCCGAAGTGGCCGCCCGCCGCATCGAGGCCCAGGGCGACGACGAAAAGCTGCGCAAATACGAAAACCTCGTCGCAGGTCGGACGTACCGGCACGAAAAGAAAGAGCGCCCCCACGCTTCCATCCTCTCCCTGCGCGACGACCGCCCCGAGGGGCTTGTCCCGTCCGTGCCGATCGCGGCCATCAGCATCTTCGCCGACATGCAGAAGAGGGGCTTCTGGTACAAGGTCACCGCCTGGGGTTTCGGGCTGGAGCAGGAAAGCTGGACCCTCAAGGCGGGATTTGTGGACAGTTGGGAAGCCCTGCGCAAGATGATGTTCGAAAGCGTATTCGAGGACGTGCAGAAAAACCCTTATTACATAACCCTGCGGGCGCTGGATTCCGGCGGCGGCGAAGGGGAAGAGCACGCCGACCTTTCCCGCACCGCAGAGGCCTACCTGTTCGCCGCCGCAAACCCCGGCGTGCTGTTATTCAAGGGCCGGCGCCAGCTAACCCGCAATTACAGCAACCCGACAGATATCGACAGGATACCCGGCACGAACAAGCCACTGCAGGGATCCGCCAAGCTGTACACCATCAACACCACATTCTACAAGGACAAGCTCGCAGGTAAACTGCTGGTCAACCCCTCGGATCCTGGGGCCTGGCATCTGCACAAGGATATCGACGAGGATTTTGCAAAGCAGATGTGCGTAGAGTACAAGAATCCCCAGGGGCACTGGGAGTGCCCGAAAAACAAGGCCAACCATTACTGGGACTGCGCCTCCAATGAGCTGGCCCTGGTGGAGATCGCCCAGGTCAAGTTCTGGCAACGGCCGGAGGGCGCAGAACAGGCCGCTCCGCAACGGAAAATTTACAGCAAAGGGGTAATACATGACTGAGGAGAGGATCACCCGGAAAGAAATCGACGAAGTCAAGCGCCAGCATATACTGCGCAACCTGCTTTACTCTCCCCAGGAAGTGGGCCAGATACTCTGCATATCGGTCCGGACAGTATTCCGGCTTGTAGAGGAGGGGGAGCTGAACGCCGCCAACGGCAAGAAAAACGCCGGCAAGACCAGGATCACCGCCGAGTCTGTAGAGATTTATCGTCAAAAAATAGTCACAAATTAAAATCGTTTTATGTCAAACCACGCCAAACCCTGCCAAACCGCTCTCACGCTAATCGAAAATATGTGAAATCATACCGGCTATCATAGTTTCCCTATCCGCAAAACGGGAGAAAAGATGGCCATTGATTTAGCGACCGCTGAAACAAACCTTAATCTCTGGATCGCCGCCGACGCAGCACTTACCGGCGGCGCCCAATCCTACCGATTAAACACCGGCACCACCGACCGCATGGTCACCAAGGTCGATGCCGCCGAAATCCGCAACAACATTAAATTCTGGAACGATATGTGTATCACCCTCGGCCGCAATGACGGCCGGGGCGGCATCTCCGCCGTGCAGGTGGCGCCGATTTGAGCGCCCTGCCCACCGAAATAAAAGTCCTCGGCCGCACCTACCAGGTCCCCATCACCACCGTTGACCGGATCGTCAACTGGTTCGACCCCGTGCGCGGCCATGCCCGTTTTATGGGCCGCGCCCAGATGGCCATATCAGGCGGCTACACCGGCGCCCGCCGCGACCGCAAGCAGACCTCAACATGGCGTCCCGGCGACGGTGACGCCGACACCGTAATACTCCCCGACCTCCCCACGTTGCGCGACCGCACCCGCGACCTGGAGCGCAACTCACCCATCGCGGCGGGCGCCATATCCACAAAGGTCACCTGTGTGGTCGGCTCCGGGTTGACTCCCCATTCCTGTATCGACCGGGATGTCCTTACCGGGCTTACCGATGACCAGGCCGACGCCTGGCAGCGCGCCGCCGAGCGCGAGTTCCGGCTTGCCACCTCCGGCAAGGATTTCGACATAGAGCGCGGCCATTCCTTCCCATCCTCCCAGGACCTGGTTTTCCGCTCCGTCCTATCCGCCGGCGACATATTCGTCAACATGCCGCGCCGCTCTCGCCCCGGCAACCCCTACACGCTGCGCCTCAACTTCATCGAGGCGGATCGCGTCTGCAACCCGCAGTTCAAGGTTGATACCCCCGAGCTTGTCGCCGGAATCGGCAAGGATGCCGACGGCGCCCCCAAAGAGATCCACGTCGCCAAGTTCCACCCGGGCAACCTGCGTTACACCCAGAAGCGCGAATGGTATCCCCCTATCCCGATATATAACGCCCGCGGCGAGCGCCAGGTGCTGCATATCTACCGCAAGCTGCGCCCCGGACAGACCCGCGGCGTCCCCGATCTCGCCCCGGTGGTCGAGATGCTCAAGTCCATAACCAACTACACCGACTCGGAGCTGCACGCCGCTGTCGTCTCGTCGCTCTTCACCGTATTCGTCAAGTCGGCAAGCGGCTCGCCCAACATCATGATGTCCGGCGTAAACGGCACGACCCAGACCCAGACGCAGATCAACACCAACGGCCTGGAGCTTGGCTCGGGCAACGTGCTCGGGCTGTTTCCAAACGAGGACATCACCTTTGCCGATCCCAAACGCCCCAACACCGCCGCCGGCGAGTTCCTGCGCAACATGGCCGAGCAGGTGGGGGTTGCCATAGAGCTTCCTTACGAACTGCTCCTCAAGCACTTCACCGCGTCGTACAGCGCCGCCCGCGCCGCACTTCTGGAGGCGTGGCGTTTTTTCCTGCGCAGCCGCGCCTGGCTGGCCGAGGAATACTGCCAGCCGATATGGGAAGCGGTCATCACCGAGGCGGTCATCCGCGGGCGCCTGGCCGCCCCCGGGTTCCTGGCCGATCCCCTGGTGCGCATGGCATACCTCGGCTGCGAATGGGTGGGCGACAGCATGGGGCAGATCCAGCCGGTCCAGGAGGTGGAGGCCGCGGCCCTACGCGTCAAGGAAGGGTTTTCCACCAAGGCAAAAGAGACCATCGCGCTCACCGGTGGCGACTGGGAGCGGGACGAAAAACAGCGGGCGAAAGAGCAGAAGATCGAAGGCCCCCGCATCGCGGCGCGGATGGCAACGGAGACGCCCCCGGCGCCGCCGGTGCCCCGCGACGAAAAAGACGACGAGGCGGACGACAAGCCCGATCTGGAGGCAGCATGAGAATAATCGACATCATCAACGACGCCTGGGCCGTCACCCCGGAAATGTTCCAGGAGATCCAGCGCATCTACGTTGCGCGGATGATGGGTCCCAAGCTGGATAAGGAAGAGATCATCGCCGCCATCGAGGCGAAGACCGGCCAGCCCTTTAAGCCCTCCACCTACGGCTCGCGGGTCCAGGACGGCGTCGCCGTGCTCAATGTCGAGGGGGTTCTCGCCCGGCGCATGAACATGATGATGTATATCTCCGGCGGCACCTCCATGGAGCAGGTCCAGAATGATTTCATGGCTGCGGTCAACGACCCGGCAGTCAAGGGGATCATCCTGGACATCGATTCCCCCGGCGGCACCGTCTCGGGCACGGAAGAACTTGCAAACGCCATTTTCACCGCCCGTGGCAGCAAACCCATCATCGCCTATACCGGCTCCACCATGGCCTCCGCTGCCTACTGGGTCGGAGCGGCCGCCGATGCCGTCTACATCTCCGGCAACACCCCCCAGGTCGGCTCCATCGGCGTGGTCGGCTCCCATGTGGATGTCTCCCGCCGCGAGGAGCAGATGGGAATTAAAACCACCGAGATATCTGCGGGCAAATACAAGCGGATTGCATCCTCCTACGCCCCACTTACCGAGGAAGGGCGGGCCGTGCTCCAGGAGTCGGTGGATTCAGCATATACCGCATTCGTCGATGCGGTCGCGCAGTTTCGAGGCACGACAACCGATGACGTGCTCAACCGCATGGCCGACGGCCGTGTTTTCAGAGGCCGCCAGGCGATAGATGCAGGGCTGGTGGACGGTGTTTCCACCCTCGATGATCTGATCAACTCCATGAACCAGGGGCGCCCCATAACAGGCGTCCCGAGCAAATCCGCAATATCAATAATGCACGCCCCGGCCGGTGCGCCCACGGCGGCAAACGAAACGGAGGAAAACATGAACACAGTTGCCGAATTGAAAGAGAAATATCCCGACCTTTGCCTGTCGCTCATCGCCGAGGGCGAGGCCGGCATGGCGGCGGCGGTTGCCGCTGCCAGACAGGAAGGCGCTGCCGCCGAACTGCAGCGCATCCTTGCTGTAGAGGCACAGCTTATTCCCGGCCACGAGGCGCTCATCGCCAGTTTTAAGGCCGACGGCAAGACCACCGGCCCCGAGGCCGCCGCTGCCATCATCGCCGCAGAAAAGGCCCAGCGCACGGCGGCGGTCGCCGCCATTGACGCCGCTGCCGGAACGGTTGTGGTTGCAGCGGAAGCGCCGGTTGATGCATCCACGGCAATCGATCCGAACCTCCCTGTTGAGGAGCGGGCAAAGGCGGAATGGGACAAGTCTCCCGAGATCCGCGGCGAGTTCGGCTCCCAGGCATCATACCTCGCATTCCGCAAGGCGGAGGAAGAGGGCCGGGTAAGAATCCTCAAGAAATAAAACAGCGGGTATCCGCAAAAAATACGGAGGTAACAACACATGACTACTTTAGCAACAGATAAGGCAAGGGTTTTCGAACTGGGAGAGATGAACGACATCCCGGTCATTGCCAGCGATATCATCTATGAAGGCGCAGCGGTCGGCGACAACGCCGCCGGCTACGCCCGCCCCATTGTGGGCGGCGACAATTTCCTCGGCTTCGCATATTCCAAGGTCGACAATTCGGCCGGCGCCGCGGGCGCGAAATATGTCAGGGTCCGCAGCGAAGGGGAGATCCAGCTTTCCGTCTCCGGCGCGGTCATCACCGACGTCGGCCAGCCGGTATATGCCACCGACGACGATACGTTTGTTTTCCTCCCCACCGGCGGCACCTTCATCGGCTTCGTGAAACGCTTCGTCTCGTCAGGGGTGGTGATCGTGGAATTCGACGTAAACGAACTGCGCGACCCCTATGCCGGCAAGGTCAAGGAGACTCTCTCCGCTGCAACCAAAACCCTCGATGCCCAGGACACCGGCAAGGTCATTTTCTGCACGGTGACAACGGTGGTCACCCTCCCGGCTACCGCCACGGCCCTGGCGGATGTGACTCTCGTCTGCATGGCCCCGTTCGGCACCGCGCAGATCAGCGTTGACCCTGCCGCGGCCGACAAGATCATGGGGCCGGACCTCGGCGGTGTGGACAACAAGGACCTCATCAATACACTGGCGACTGCAAGGCGCGGCGATTATGTCACCCTCACCGCCGGCCACGCCGACGGCTATGTGATCAACCGGATGAAGGGGACCTGGGCCGCCGAGGCGTAGGCGTAACACACAAAAAAATAACGGAGGTAAAAAGATATGGGAGCAACAACTTTAAGTTCTAGAGCGATCATCGGGTCGTATTACGAGGCACTGGCCCAGAACAAGGGCGCTGAATGGGTCCCGCAGATTTCCATGCCGTTCGATAGCAACCAGGAATCGGAGACATACCCCTGGCTCGGCATGTCCCCGGCCATGCGGGAATGGATCGGAGGCCGCAATGCCAAGGGATTCCGCGAAAACGGTATCACCATCGTCAACAAGCATTTCGAGGCCACCATGGAAGTGGCGGTTCAGGATCTGAAGAGGGACAAGACCAGCCAAATACTGCTGCGCATCCAGGAGATGGCCGACCGCACCAACGCCCACTGGGCAAGCCTTCTCTCCACCCTGATCATCGCCGCCGAAGCGGCGGTCTGCTATGACGGCCAGTATTTCTTCGACACCGACCACAGCGAGGGGGATTCCGGCACCCAGAGCAACGACCTTTCCATCGACATCTCCGCGCTTCCAACACAGGTCCACGGCAGCACCACCGCCCCCAGTGCCGAGGAGATGTCCCTCTGCGTGCTCCAGGCCATCTCTGCGATCCTCGGATTCAAGGACGACCAGGGCGAGCCCATGAACGAGGGAGCCAGCAACTTCCTGGTGATGGTCCCCATCTCCCTTTTGGCCGCCGCCCAGGGCGCGGTGACCGCCGAGGCCTTTGCCAGCGGGGGGACCAACCTGGTTCCCAATCTGCTCCGCAAATCCAATTTCAATATAAACGTGGTCGCCAATGCCCGCCTCACCTGGACCGCGCAATTCGCCGTTTTTCGCACCGACGGCCGGGTCAAGCCCTTCATCTGCCAGGAAGAGGAGCCGGTCGTACTCAAGGCCATCGCCGAGGGTTCGGAGATGGAATTCACCCACAACAAACACCAGTACGGTGTTGACTGCTGGCGCAACGTCGGGTCCGGCTACTGGCAGCATGCCTGCCTGGTTACTATGACCTAAAAGCATTTGACCAGAGGACTAAGGGGCGGGCGTCCCGCCCCTTTCTTGAGGTGGCAATGTACAAATACAAGGCTTTAAAAAACGTGGAGATCGGTTCCGGCATCCTGGAACTTAACAAGGGGCAAGCTGCGCCGCGCATCCGCGCCAGACAGATCACCGACCTGGGCGAAGGGCTTTACGAGGTGACAGGGGTCGTGCAGTTCAAGGCCGGCGAGGAATTCGGTTATGACGGCGAAGTAGGAAAGGCACTTTCTGAAAAACTTGCCTTAAAAAAAAAGAAATAAGTGCAGAGGAATTCTGGGGGCTGTGAGTGGACTTCAACGTCGACAATGAAATGCTGATGGCCGAAATGGCAAACTGCACGGTGGAAATCGCTCTAATGGGGGCGCCTTTGGACTCCTTCAGGGCGATTCTGGAAGATCCGGTCGATGTTTATACCCCCTATGATGCCTCTATGATGACGACCTCTCCGGCCATTACCTGCCTGTCGGAAGATTTTGAAACAATCCCCGATCAAGGGTCTCTGCGTATTACCCGCGACCTGGACGGGACTGCCGAGATATACCAGCAAAACGGCATATCAAAACCGGATGGAGCCGGTTTTGTAAATCTTCAACTCACAAAGGTCTGAAAGGGGACATGATGGACATGAGCAAAGAAGAACTCTCTATGATCATAGAGTCCGCAGTGTCAAAAGCGGTGCGTGCCCATGTTTGCATCTTCTCCGCCGAAGAGAAACAACTTTTGAGGGACGTGGCTGCAGGCGGCAAGGCATTCAAGCGGATAATCATTTATTTGATCGTCGGCTTTCTGCTGGTCGGCATCGGGATAAAATGCATCCCGGATATAACAAGAGTGCTGGACAAGTGAAATGCGACCTCAAAGAAACTTGCACCATTTACGCCCGCCACGGCGATTCCATCTGCGCCTCTGTCTTCTGCCGCGACGCCTGCCCAACGACTGCCCGATCTTCTACTGATACGGCTGCCACTGTCGAAACGGGGAATGTAGACGGAAATAAACGATTTACCACGAAGGACACGAAGGCCACGAAGAAAGCGCAACACCAGAAGGGGTTTTAAGGTTTAACCCGTAAATGCTTTGGTTTTAGATTCTCTTCGTGGTCTCCGTGTTCTCTGTGGTGGATCGGGGTTTGACTCATGAAATGCGAATATATACGGCTGCCACTGTAAAAACGGCGGCGCAAGAAAGGGACGCTGACCGATGACCTGCTACATCTGCCGCCGCACCGGCGCGAAAACCTGCGGAGAGCACTGCGGTCTGTGCGCGGAGCAGGAAATCCCCCCCAACCCCCCTTTGACAAAGGGGGGTGACGAGACGTCGACGAGTCGGGGGGATTTGATTACAAAGGGGGGTGACGAGCCTGCGAGTCGGGGGGATTTGGAGAGACCATGAACAGGATTGACACGCTGGAACCGGAATTCAAGTTGAAGATCCAGGACCTCATCGACGAGCTGGCCGCCGTCACTGGGCTGAAATGGGTGATCGTCCAGGCCCGCCGCACCATGGCCGAGCAGCAGGCCCTCTATGACCAGGGGCGGACCCAGCCGGGGAAGGTGGTCACCAACGCCCGGCCCGGCCAGTCCGCCCACAATTTCGGCCTGGCCGCGGATCTCTGCCCGATCAACCCGGCCACCGGCGACTGCTGGTGGGACGCCCCGCAGATGACCTGGCGCAAGCTCGCCGAGACCGCACACGAGATGGGGCTGGTCTCCGGGTTCTTCTTCAAGAGCATCTTTGACGCACCCCACGTGGAGGCCCCCGACTGGCGGGACCGGCAAGAGGCATGGAAGCGCGGGGAAATAACAATCGAGTAAACAAAACGGAAGATCGTTAACCACGAACCACACGAACCACTCGAAAGAAAGGCAAAAACAAAAAAACGGTTTAAGGGTTTAAAACAAATAAAGCGGGTTTAAAGTTTCCCCCTTTTCGTGTTTTTCGTGTGTTTCGTGGTTAAATCAGATTTTTTAAAAGTGGAGGCAAAAATGGACCTGAATCAAATCTGTCTATGGATCTGCGAGAACCCAGCCGTTATCGCAGGGGTGCTGATAGTGATCATTACTGAGGTAATGCCGTTTCTACCGACGAAATACAACGGCATAGCCCACGCACTGATCGGCATGCTGGCGAAGATCCCGAAGGGAGCCGCCAAGCTTTTACTGTTCGCTGTACTCTGTACCCTGTCCGCTGGCCTCACGGGCTGCCAGCCCTTCACCATCAACGCCACCAACACCGGTTGCTGCAATGGGGGCAAGGTTGAACTCCCCCGCGACTCCGCGACTCCGCGTGAGAACGGGTTGGAGCCTCTATCCTGCCACGGCGGGGTTGTTGTCATTGTCAATAACTCCAACAACAAGGATGTGCCGGTCGATGTCCTACGCGGGATGCTCCAGAACGCCACACTCCAGGGCAACGTCCCCCTCCAGGGGGGCGCGGTGAATTACCCGACCCAAAACGTGACGGGGAAATAAAACGATGTCGGATATCCGCGTCTATGAAACTCCAGGTTATCACACGATAACCAAAAAACCGGTTGAGCAACGGTGGTATGTCCTTAATTTCTCACGGGTGCTCAAGCCGGGAGAAACCCTTTCGGGTGTGTCCGTCGATGACGGGGCGGCGGACGTACTGTTGTCGGCATCCGTCACCGGCCAGTACTGCCATGTGCAACTGGGAGGCGGCGCCGACGGTTCCAGCATCCCGATCCGTGTAGTAGTGACCGGCAATGCAGGCACCATCGCCGAGGCGGATCTGCTCCTGGCTGTATCCGATCCCATTGACTATATCCTGCCGGTCATCGAGACGTACAGCGGCGACACGGTCATATGGTACGACACCGTAATAGGCGCTTATTACCGGCTGGCATTAGAGGACGGGGCGCTGGTGCCGGTTGAGGTAGCGGACCCTGCCCTGGGCAGCTACAAACCGGGCGAAAGCGTTTACTGGTACGACAGCATCCTGGCAAAGGCATTCAAGTTGATACTTGAGAACGGGGCCATCATCCCGGTGGAGGTGTAGAATGCAGCGTACAGCGTACAGCGTACAGCGTAGAGTAAAAATCCTCGTAGGGGTATTGATGGCAGCGGTTTGCATCTGGTCCCTGTTTCCTGTCCCCTGTTCCCTGTCCGCCCCTGGCGATCAATTGACCCCGATCCGCCCATTTTCCAACTACTCCACCCTGTCCGACATATCCGAGACCGATGGCGCGTTGCGGTTCCGTGGCGCTGCGGTAAGCGGGACGAGTTCCTGGGGTGGCATCACCGGTACGCTGTCTGCACAGACCGACCTGAATTCGGCCTTGAGTGCCAAACAGGACGCCGCCACCGCCGCCACCGACTCGGAGCTGTCCGCACACACCGGGAGTACCAGCAACCCCCACAGCGTGACGGCCGCACAGGCCGGGGCCGACCCTACGGGCACCGCGTCGAGCGCAGTCTCCACTCACGCCGGACTGACCGACCCGCACACCGGCTACATGCTGGAATCCAACATCGGGACCGGCGCCAACAACTACCCGCAGCTAAACGCCAGCGGGCAACTTCCCGCAGTGTCCGGGGCGCTCCTTACCAACCTCCCGGCTGCCACAGCTCTCTCCGCCCAGTATATAGACTGGAGTGCGTCCACCGGCCCAACCTCCATCGCCAACAAGCCGACGCTAGGGACCATTGCGACACTCAACACCGGGACTTTGACCGATGGGCAGTATTGCACGTACTCAACTGCATCAGGGATCGTCTGCAACGCATCCGGCGGGTCGCACGATGCCGTGACGCTGTCAACCGACCTTGGCAACAATCTCCTCGGGGTATCAACTCAGCAACTCACCCTCGATTCGCAGACGGCTAACCGGTTTTTCGCCGCGCCGAACGGATCGGATGGAGTGCCATCGTTTAGGGCGATGGTCGCCGCAGATGTACCCACCCTCAACCAGAACACCACCGGCACGGCGGCGGGGCTTACCGCCCAGTATATCGACTGGAGCGCATCCAGCGGCGGCGCATCCATCGCCAACAAGCCGACGCTCGGCACGGCTTCGGCGCAGGACGCCGGCTATTTCGCCCTTGCCGGCCATAACCACTCGGGCACCTATGAACCTGCCGACGCCACGATACTGAAACAGGCCGACGTTGATGACACCCCGGTAAACGGCATAACCACGGCCCCTGTCTCCTCCAATTGGGCATATGATCACGCCGCCGCTGCCGATCCTCATACCGGATATATGTTGGAATCGAACCTGGGTACCGGGGCGAATAATTACCCTCAACTGGATGCAAGCGGGCATCTCTTACCCACAATATTACCCATTACCGGCACATGGGATGCATCGGCCGTGTCGATCACGCTGGGAGGCATCACATTCGGCAACGGCGCTACATCCGGCGGCTTTTACCGGATGTATGAGGACACAGACAACGGGACAAACTACATCCAGGATCAGGCACCGGCAGCGATCACCTCGAACCGGACACATTATCGGGGGGATTACGATTCTCAGGAGGTTGCGGAAGGGGATGTTGACGCCAGTGGGCATGTGACGGCATTGGCTACCAGCTCAACCCCGCAAGTCGCAGGGATAGAAGTGGGCAATGTCTCCGATACCACCATCACAAGGGCAGAGGCTGGCCGGATAGCCGTAGAAGGCGTGAACGTGCCTACCATATCTACAACCGATACATTGACCAACAAGACCCTTGATGCTAACGGAGCCGGCAACGTCCTAAAGGGTTACGGGTATATCACATTTACCAAAGTTCACAATCGGGGTAGTGCAACCGGCGCGGTGGGAACTACGGAAACGACTCAGCTTTATGGAGTGCCGTCATTCGCTGATGACGTGGAAACCAACAACTATGTTGACTACATAGGGGAAGTACCAAGAGATTGGGATAGCTCCGTTGATCCTGTTGCTTACTTCAAATTTCGCCTCGGCGGGGCTGATACCGGAGATCATGACTATATCGTGAGCATGATCGACATTGCCGATTCAGGCGCGGCGGCTGGCACTCCCGGCGATGCAATTAATCTGGGCTATACCGCTGATGGTTCAGGGGCAGATGGAGATATTGAAACGGCTACAGCAACCCTAACCGGGTGGGGCGCGGCGGCAACTGCTGGCTCTTACTGGCTTATCCGGGTGACAAGGGATGGCGACGATGGGACAAACGACGCCTCAACCGTGGACAGCTACCCAATGGCCCTTACAATACGCTATGGGTTTACTCAGTAAAGGAGCGGTTATGAAAACATTACTTCTAATCGCATGGTTGATATTATTCACCACCCCTTGTTTTGCCGGATTCGGGTATCAGGTGGTGGATGGCGGCGGGGTGCCAGTTACGGCGAGTGGCGACACATCCATCCTCTTTTTTTGGGGGTTTGAGAATAACGACATAGATACACTTGGAGGGCTAGGTGTCGATTACCCAAATGCGTTAGGAGGTACAGCGTCGGAAACCCCCACCATCGACACTACCAACTACAAGGTTGGCACTCACGCGCTTAGAATAAATGACGGCTATGAACGGACATATTTTACAATCTCCAGTGAGGATTTAGCAGATGGGAACGCCGGGGCTATAGGGTTCTGGGTGCGGGTACATACTAATGATTCGATAGGCACGAATTTACTGAAGATCAAAAACGCCGATGCCACCAATCTGATATTAATAAAACTTTTGGCAAACGGCCATATTGAGATTACGTGGAACCAGGGGGGGAGCGAAACATGGCTGGAGGGAACCACTACCCTTTCTGCGGATACATGGTATTGGGTTGAGTTTCGGTATAATTCAGCAACGCCCATCCGATCATTGCATGTTGGTACTGGAGACTCCGACCCTGCTGCTGAAGCATCCAGTTCGGCGGCATTTGCAGGATGGTCTGACCAAAATATGCTTATTGTCGGTAGAGATAACGGTATTGCAACAGCCCTAGACTACACCCTTGATAATGTAATTATCAGGAACACGGCCACAAGTTTATTTTCTTTACGCAACAGCACATCAAGCCCACGGTGAATTATGTTTATATCCCTGTTTATATTGCTGTTATTCCCGGCCATTGCTTTTGCCGCCCCTGTCATTACAAGTGTGGGGAGCGTAACTAATGGTAGTAGCGCAACAATATCAGGATCGGGTTTCGGCACGAAAGCAACCGCCAAACCATACTTATATGCCCCGTTCGAGGGGTCATTAAATCCCTCCGATTTAGGGACAGTGACAGCGTGGGCCGCTACAGAAAACGCATCTTATTCGGCAGGACAGGGGGTGAATGGTACAGGTGCCGCTGTCGGCTCTCCGGTTGATGACTCCCATCCGGTGACTCTAGGCATTGACTCCAGCGGGTTCAACTGGAGCGATTACGGGCAGAAGTGGTATGTGTTCCGCAAGATGAAACATAATTTTGCATTTTCTCGCCCAAACAACTGGAAATATATAAGGGTATGGCCTGCAAGCGAATTGTACCCTAATTTCAGAGTTGCCCCTACAGCTACGGGGGGCAGCGGGTCTTACTTGACTGAGGGACAGAATGTGGGTGGTTACTATACCGACACCACCGGCATAGGTGATGCTGATGTATGGCATGAGGACGAGATAGCCGTGCAAAGCAACAGCGGTTCTACCACCACGGACGGGGTGCTGACAATCTATTTTGACGGCGCACTGATTGTCAACCAGACATCCGAGGTGCAGCTAAAAGGCGGGGCGTACACCACGCCCATGACCCGTCTATATCCGTGGCACAATGTATTTGAATCGGCAGGATCAACCAATTATCCCCTCCCGGCTGGCTCTTATGTCTGGGGGGATGATATCTATGTTGATAACACCTGGCAGCGGATAATGATTTGCTCCGGCTCGGCATGGGCGGCAAGAGGCACATGCGAAATCCAGATACCTCACACAACATGGTCGGACGACTCTATTCAATTTTACGGTAACCAGGGCGCATTTGCCGATGGAGCAACCGCATATCTCTACGTTGTTGACAGTACCGGCGCGGCGAACAGCAGCGGCTATGCTGTCACGTTCGGTGCGGGCGAATCCGACACCACCGCGCCAACAATTACAGCCTTTACCATGCCTGCAACCGCCTCCAGTCTGACCGTCAACGTATCCTCTTTCACCGCCACGGACGAAGTGGGGGTAACTGGCTATTGCATTAATGAGAGTGCTTCCGCTCCCACAGCTGGAAGTTGTAGTGGATCAGGGTGGGCGGCTTCGGCCCAGACCTCTTATACATTTGGCAGCGCTGGTAGCAAAACCCTCTACGCCTGGGCAAAGGACGCAGCGGGAAATGTCTCGGCAGCTTACACCGGACAGCCCTGCACCATCACCCTGACAAAACAGATTTCATCCTGCACCGCATCGGCCAGCGGGGGGGTAACGTCAAACGCCTCGGCAACCGGCGGGGTGACGGTGGCGGGGGAATGATATGAGCATACGCCAGCAGATAGTTGCCGCCGCTCTTGCCCGGCTCCAGACCATCACCATCGCCAACGGGTGCGCCACCGACATCGGGCTCAATGTGTTCTGGTGGCGCAGGCGGCCCATCCCGGCCGGCCAGCTCCCGGCGGTGGTCGGGTATGACACCTCGGACCAGATCACAGGCGAGGGGGCTTGCATCGGCTATAAGGCCCACAGCCTCAATCTCAGCATCGAGGTTATCGCCCAGGAGGACGAGCCGGACCTGCTGATCCGGGCGGCCATGGACGACATAGCCTCGCTGGAACTCCGGACGGTGGGGGCATCCTACTGGCTTGACGGCCTCCCGGACGGGACAAACGCATGGTGTGAGGTCACGTCATGCGACATGGATGTGGACGAGGCGGCCAGTCCCCAGGCCGCCGCCAGGGTATCAATTACAGTGCATTACGAATCCCCGCGGGGGAGCATTTAGAAAGGAGCTGAAAACATGGCACAGGCACAGGGGGCGCAGGCCCTGACTTCGTTGCAGATGGAGCGCAGTTTCAAGACCGCCGCGACTTCTGTGAAATCGAAAAAGGTTTACTTCATCGACAACAGCCTCGGGAGGTCGCAGACGAGCGAGACCTCCAAGGTCAAACGTGGCGCGTCCCGCCAGCCCACCAGGGGGATCGCCGGGACGGTGGATGTGGGCGGTTCCATATCCGGCGAGATCATGGCGACATCCGCATTCTGGGCGGCGGTCCTGGGCAGCGTCCAGATCACCGGCGCCACCGTCACGGTGGGCTCCGCCCTCGCGACCCCGGCTTTTGCCTACGACTGGGTGAATCAGCAGGTGACGGTCACATCCACCGCCCACGGGCTGGTTATCGGCGATACGGTGGAGGGGATATTCACCGCCCCGGCGCTGTTGAACGGCACCTATTATTATCCCGTCATAGACGTCCCAACCGTGGACACCTTCGTCATCTGGGTCCCCATGGGGGGCTCAAGCACCATCACGTGCACCACCATCAAGAAATGCACGGCCGGGACCTTCACCTATACCTACAAAGGGGGCGGCAAGCTCCCCAGCTACATCGTTGAGAAGGGTTTCCCTGACATCGCCCAGTATTTCAAGTACACGGGCTGCACTGCCGGTTCGCTGGATATCAGCAATATCGCCGCCTCGGGCATCGCGTCGTTCAACGTCGATTTCATGGGCGCTGCGGAGACAACCGCCACCTCGTCATTCGACAGCGGCACCCCCATCGACAACACCAAGATCAGCTTCGACAACACCCTGCTGGCCGCCGCCGATGTCAAGGAAGGGGGCAGCGCCATCAACTACCTGAAAAGCATCTCCATCAAGCTGGACAACGCCCTGGACGGCGACACGTTTGTGGTCGGCGGTGGCGGGGTGCGCGGTGGGATCAATGCCGGGGTCTACCAGGTGACAGGGAGCATCCAGGCGGTATTCCAGGACATGGCCCTTTATACGAAGGCGCTCAACCGGACCGAGTCCAGTCTGGATCTGGCATGGAAGTTAGGGACCGGAGCAGGGACCGCCGGAAATGAAAGCGTGCAGATCGTCATCCCGGAGCTACTATTCTCCGCAAAGTCTCCGCCAATCTCTTCCGATGGCGGGGTGTTCATGGACATGGATTTCACCGGCGACTATACGGACAATGCCGACGCGGCCGCAATCAAGGTCATAGTCAAATGCACCCAACTGCCGGGGCAGGTTATATGAAAGGCATTAACCACGAAACACACGAACCACTCGAAAAAAAGGCAAAAAAAAGGATTTGGGCTTAACACCAAAAACGGGTTTAAGTTTTTAACGATTTTCCCCCTATTCAGTTTTTAGATTTTGTCTTTTTTCGTGTATTTCGTGTGTTTCGTGGTTCCCGATTTTGTTGCGGTGAATGGTCTTACAAGGGCGGGGATGGAAAGTCCCGCTACAACCAAAATACGAAAGCCGGGCTGTGAATCGCCACGGCAAGAGGATTTATGGACATATCGCATATCATAACAGGCAAAAAGGCATCCGTGACCGTCGAATACTGCGAGGGGGTGACCGTTACAATCGGTTATCTCCCCCGAGAACGGGTCACGGAGATCATCCGGGCCGCCACCCAGATCGTTTTCGATAAAAAGACGCACGAACGGAAGCGGGAACTGGACAACATCCTTTTCGGAGAAAACCTGGCGGTGGAATCGATCACCGGCTGGAGCGGGTTCGAGTCCGATGGTGAGCCGGTCCCGTGCAACGAGCAGAATATCAGGCTGATGATAAGGAACTCCGTCAAGTTCAGCCAGTTCTTTTCCGACCAGTACGCAATCCTCGAGGATCTGATCGAAGAGGAGAAGGAGGCGGTAAGAAAAAACTCCGTGACTTCCTCTGGCGGCGGTTCCTGAACAATGACATCTGCTGTGATAAATGCCGGGAATGGGAGAGGGAACGCGGGGTCGCTCTTTTATGCGAGACGGATCGAGGCTGCCCCCTTCCGCCGCTTTTGCCGGAGGCGTGGCGGATACTGGAACTCCGGGGGCTCCTGGCGGCGCTCCATGATCTGAGTGCCGCGGAAACCGTCTGCCGCCTCTTCGGGGCGGACCTGGAAGATATGAAGATGCTGGCGTTTCTTGAGAGCGAAATCAGGAAATTGCCCGGAGAATAATATGGCGGTGGACATCAAATTTCTATTGAGCGCCAAGGATGACGCCTCGCAGGTATTCGGCAAAGTGGCGGACTCAGCAAAAAAGGTTGAGTCCGGTGTCTCCGGCGCCTTCGGCGGCCTGGCCGGGTCGTTCGGCAAGATCGGCGGGGCCATCGGTGCCATTGTGGCCGGGGCGGGATTCAAGACGCTGGTGGATTCCACGATCAACTGGAACCTTGAGGCGATCAAGCTTTCTAAGACCCTGGGGATCACCACGGAATCGGCCTCCGTGCTCAACCTGGCACTGGGGGATGTCTACGTCTCCCAGGATACCATGATCGCCGGTGCGCAGCGGATTGCAAAAACACTCTCCACCAATGAGGAGGCATTCGCAAAGCTGGGGGTGGCTACAAGGGACGCAAACGGGCATTTTAAAAGCACCACCGAGATCATGACCGATGTCAACACCAAACTGAACAACATCAAGGCAGGCACCGACAGGAACGTGGCGGGCCTGTCCATATATGGCAAGGGGTGGCAGGAGCTGTCCGGCCTCCTGAAACTGAACAACGAGGCCATGAAGGATGCCGAGGAAAAGGCGAAGCGCCTGCACCTGATAGTAGGCCCGGACGGGGTGGAGAAAACAAAGAAATACCGGGCCGCCCTGAACGACATCGAGGACATCGGCAAGAGCCTGGCGGTGCAGTTCGGCAGCGTGCTCCTGCCGGTCCTGGTAAAGGTCGGGACATGGTTCGGGGAAAGCGGACCTGCGCTGGCGGGGATATTCGATAAGGTCCTGAAGGGAATGATGAAGACCTTCGAAACCCTTGGCTCCTGGATCGGCCTGATGGCCTATCGTTTCGTATCCCTCGGGAGCGTGATCAAAAACGTCTTCACCGGCAACTTCGCCCAGGCGAAACAGGACTGGCAGAATATGGTAGCAGCGGGGGAGGATTACTCCAAAAAGGTCAAATCCCTCTGGACAAACTGGGGGGATGAAAAAACGCCCGCCAGTAAGGCCCCGACGGGGGAGACGTTCGGCGGGAACGAAAATGCGGACGCGGGCAAAGAACTGGAGAATAAACTCGCCGCACAGGTCCGGGCGTGGCAGGAGGCCGCGAAAAAGATCATTGACATCGAGAGGGACAAGTGGGGATCAGTCCTTGACGCCCAGAAAACCGCCCTGGACAAGCTGGAAAAGGAGTATGACGCCAGGGTCGCAAAATTGGATAAATTCAAGGATACCCTGGCGGGGATCAAAAAGTCATGGCAGCCCGCGCCGGGGAATGACCTTTCCGGCCTTCTGCAGAGGGAAAGGGAGCTTGACGACACCACCTTCGACCCGTCGGAGAAGATACAGGGCTACAATGAACTGATCAGGCTCCATCGGGATCTGAACCAGGAGATTATTGACGGGACGGATATCATTGTCTCCAAGGCCCAGGCTGACCGTGACGCCCAGATCGCAGTGGACCGGCTGGCAGAGAAGATCCAGGGCGTCGAGGCGGCAATGGCCAATGAGGAAAGCGCCGTCGTTTCCCTGGCGGAGAAGATCATCGCGCAAAACGAGGCGATTGCCGAATCCAACCGCCAGCTTGAACGGCTGAAAACCATGCTGGACTCGCTCCACGACAAGGACATTAATGTCAACATCAAAATCAACGGCATTGCGGACCTGGAAAAGGCGTTGAACTTTACCGGGCAATCCCCGACGGTGACCCCGACCGACATCCCCCAGTATGCCACCGGCACCCAGTATGTCCCGCGCACCGGCCTTGCCATTGTCCACCAGGGGGAGCGGATCGTGCCGGCCAGTCAGAATAGCACCACCTATAACGGCGGGAACAACATCACCGTCCAGGTCGTCACCCAGTCAAAAGACCCCGACGGCATCGCCCGCGAAATCGCCCCGGCGTTGAGTAAGTACTTGGGTCGCAAGCTGTGAGTCGCCAAGAATACGCTGATGTCGATTATGTGGAGTTCGGCTATTCACAGAGCGAGAATATTGTTGTCTTCACCTACAACGGGACCCGGTACTTATTCGGCGGTCCATCGGGTCGTTCCGGTTCAGTCCGAATGCTCCAGACCGAGGAGGTGACAACGGGTGGTGCCCGTGTAGTCTATCCCCCATGGGGCGCCGTTCATACAATGCAATTTGATTATAATGCCGTTAACAGCACCGACCGGGACGGTTTTATCTCCTTTTTCGATACGGTGGATGCCAGGGCAAAAACATGGACCTATACCGAGGCGGTCAACAATGACACTGTTGTCTGCAGGTTTCGTGACCCGTGGATCGGCTACGAAGAACGATACCTGGACATTTCCCGGATATCGTTCGCTTTGGAGGCGCAGGCCTCATTTTTTACGGCCTCATCGGTGCCGGGAATAGCCCAGGCAGACACCGTGATCACCCGCCTTTACATGCCCCTCTCAGTACGGAGGGAGCGGCAACAGCCGTCGCTCAGATTCACGGACGGCTCGCTCGCGGTGTTTAATAAGTCGGCACTCCGCCGCGACACCCGCGCCCTCTCCCTGCCCTACAGGACCAGGGCCGAACTGGCGGCGATCATCGCATTTTATTGCTATTCCGCACGCGGCGGGTACAACCCTTTCTCCTGGACATTGGATGGGGTAGTCAAAACCGTCCGCTTCAGCGCGGAGGGACTCTCCTGGACGCAGCCCCAGAACATTGCGGATGAGCTTTACGAGGTCACCTGCAGCGTGGAAGAGGAAGTTTAGGCCAGAAAGGCGATTACCACGAACTATCGAAAGGCGATTTAACCACGAAACACACGAACCACTCGAAAGAAAAGCGAAACAAAAAGGGTTTTAATGTTTTAACCCCAGAATAGATTTTAAGTGTTCAAGATTTTACCCAAACCCGGATTTATAGATTTTGACTTTTTCGTGTATTTCGTGTGTTTCGTGGTTAATGATGTTTTTGAAGTATTTCGTGTTTAAAAGGAAGGTTTTGATTTGAAGAGTTTCCCCTCCGAATTTGCCATCGAACTGGCCCGCACGGACGGCCCGGCGCCCCACTGGGTCCTCAAGATCCAGAAGGACAGCGATACCTGGTATCTCTCCGACATCGCCGGCAACATCGCCGTCTGGGACGTTACCGGTTACGATGCCGTTTCCGACTGGGGGGCGATTCAGGGCGGGGTCAACGGTTCGTTGGACGAGTTCCACGTCACTGAGCATACTGTAAGGCTGCTGCTCGGACGGGCAATCGACGGCAGCGGCAATGACCTGGAGGACCTGATAGATGCGGGGTCCCTGTTCGGCGCCACCTTTACCCTTTACCTGGGCCTCTCCGGCATCGCCGTTGCGCCGCAGATCATGGACGTTTACAAGCTCCGGGACCTGGGGGATATGGACGACACCACTGTCACCCTGCAACTCCAGGACCTGACCGCTGACCTGGAAAAGTGCTACATAGGTAGCAAGCTCTCCCTTGACGACTATCCCAATGCCGATCCGGACGACGTGGGGAAGGTCATCCCCATCCCCTTCGGCAACGTGACCAAGATCCCTGCCCTGTGCATCAACCAGACCGCTACTTATGTCTATATTTTTTCCGACCGGCCGGTTACTACCGCCCCCCATGTCTATGTGCGGGCTCGTGACGATCTGGCGGATATCGATATCACCGCCCACTGTACAATCTATACCGGCCAGACCGGTTCGGAGCACGCCTCGTACCCCGGCAAGGGGGTGTTGACCATCGACTCCGGACATGCGGCATCCATCCAGGCCCTGGTGCAATTTGTCCTTACCGACGGGATTGGGGTAAGCGACACCATCGACGTCTCGACGGGCAGCCACGGCCACACGGTGAGCGAGGTAAGCAGGGAACAAGTCGCCTCCAACCAGGGGACAACCTACGGCGACAGCAGCTCCACATCGGTAAACATCCAGCCCACGTACCCATCCGTGGCCGACATCGTGGAGCAGACCAATTACTGGACATACTCTTATGGCGGCAATGGCTATGCCAAAAACGTTTATATCAACGGGGTCCTGGTCCACAGCGGCTCATCGTCCGGGTCCATGCAGACCTGGTCCGGGACTACCGAGAGCCTGCCCCATCTGTACGTTGAGAACACCTCCGGCACCAACTGTTGGGCGCGTTTCGAGGAGGTCACAAGACGCGTCGTTACCTACACGCCGACCACCTCCAGCGACCCGGCCACAGGCGTCGCGAAATCAGGCAGCGCATCCAAAACCGGTACGGTGACCCTCGACCAGCCCCCCTATGCCAAGGACATCGCCCGGCTGGTGCTGGTTTCCGTTACCTCCGACAATTACGCCCCGACGGACGCCCTGGATTACATACTTGATCAGGCCGGGCAATCTGCCGTTACCAACCGCGTCACCCTCTCCGATACATACCGGTTTGACGGCATAATAAATGAGTACCGGACCGCTCTCCAGTGGCTGAATATCCTATCCTTCCAGGTCGCCGCCCGTTTTGCCATGGTGGGCGGTTCCCCCATGCTCCTCCCCCGCTGGCCGGGGGAACATGTCAAGACCATTAAGAGCTGTATTGTAGACGAGGGGAGCGGTAAAAGGATGCTGGTGCGCAGGCTCACCCCTTACGAGGAGATCATCAACCGGGTGATTGTGCTCTACAACCGTGACTGGACAAAGAGCGGCGATGAGGCCTATCGGGCCAATTACAAGGCCCCGGATGATACCGCCTCCATCGCCAAATACAGCCTCCATGAGCGTCCCGAATTGTTCCGGTTCGATTTTGTCACCACCGCCGCACATGCGCGAACTGTTGGCGAGACGTTCCTACGGAACCATAAAGAGAGACATTGGGTGGCTGAATTCCCACGCCACCTGGCGGACATGGACCTGGAGCTGGGTGACACCCTCCTCCTGGAATTTCTCGGCGATAAGGTGGGGATAGTCATCCCGGCAGAGCCGGTCCCCGGCAGTTACCAGGCGGCCGACCTGATCAAATTGACCGTGAGGATTTAAAAACAGAAAAGCGATTTAACCACGAAACACACGAACCACGCGAAAGAAAGGCAAAAGCAAAAAAGTCTTAGGTTTAAAACCAGAAATCGAATTTAAGGTTTAAAGATTTGACCCTCTGTAATTGGTTTAAGGTTTTTCCGTTTTCGTGTATTTCGTGTGTTTCGTGGTCCCGATTTTATAGGTTAAGTGTTTCGTGGTTCCGAATTAATGGAGGTGCAAATGAAAAGATTGATCGCCATTGTAATATCCATCATCCTGTTTGGGCAGGCTGCATATGCGGCGACGGCAATCACCACACGGGCGGCCAAGGGGCAGCCTCTCACCTGGCCGGAGATCGATGCTAACTTCGTGGCGTTGCGTGATGTCCTCGACGGCTATATCACCTCGGCCAATAACGCCCTGGCCGCGCTCCAGGCGGGCCAGCAGGGCGGGACGATAGGCTTCCCCACTGTCGCCGATATGACTCTCGGATATGCCGCCGGAACCGTTGCCATGGTCACCAATGATTCGGACCAGACCAACAATGTCCCATGGATCAAATCCGGTGCCGCCGGTTCCGGAAGCTGGACTAAATCCAACCTGGCGCCGGTCCTGCCCGTATTCGACAGCCGGAAATATACGACACTGGAATCAGCAGGGACCGCCATCGGCAATACAGTCCCCGCCGTCCTGGAACTATCAACCGGGCTCACAGTCACCAGTAATTATGCAGTCACTTCTAATATCCTCATCCGCCAGGATTTTGGGGGCACGATCAACGTAGGGAGCGGCTACACCCTCACCCTCCCCTATTTTCGGCCGGAGCGGCGCCAGATATTCACCGGTGACGGCAACGTGAAATTTACCGCCGCCACCCAATGGTATGACCACACCCAGGCGGCCGGCGCCACGGTCGTCTATCCCGAAATGTGGGGGACAACCGCCAACGCCGTTCAGAAGGCGGCCTATTCCATCGCCTCCCAGACCGCCGGGACAACAACCCCGACCTATATGGGGGGAGTAGTCGATTTGGCCAACACCCATTATGCCGTTACCGACACGTTTGTGATTCCCGACCTTGTGACCGTCACTGGCCCTAAAATAATGAGCTACCAGGCGACCATAGTCGCCACGGCCCCCTGGGCGGATGCCTCGCACCCCGTCGTCCAGCTCGGCCGTCCCCTCGGGACTCAATACTGGAGCACCGGGTCCGTAATTAAAAATTGCACGGTAGATGCCAGTCGCCTGGCCAATGTCGGCGTATATTCCAAATCGGCAAACGAGGGAACATGCGCCGAGGGACTGATCATCCGCAACGCCCGGCAGAAGGCGGCATGGTATCAGGATACCTATTCCGGAACGGGCGACCCGCGAATGATGCACGCCTGTATGCGGGACTTGATGATCATATTTCCCATAAATGATTATCCGGCAGACTATCCGAATCCCGACACAGACGTTATAGGTGTATATGTGTCCGGTCCGAGAACCAGCGTATCTACTGTGTCGATGAACACGGACATCTCCAGGATCACCGTTACCTCCGGAGGACCGTCCGGGGTGACAAAATACAAGGCTGGAATCATGGTCGAAGGGCACACCCTGACCGATATCCACAATAGCCACGCCGAATATGCAACCGCCGGAATACAGATCGGCGACACATACCCCGCCTTCGGGGTCCATGTCGATTCATTCGATTCTCACCCTTACAATACATACGGGGTCCGCATCGCCCACAACTCCACGGTTGGGGTTGATTTGCAAAACATTTACGGGGCGGGCAACACCCACACCGTCTATGATACCAGGACCAGTCAAACGGCGGATATCACGGATAATATCATCACCAAATACAGTGACAATAAATGGTATTTATTCAGCTCCGCGTCGCAAAATCCGAATTTTCATCTGTCCAGGTCAAGGAGCGGCACATACACTCCACCGGCCGGGACGACCATGCTTCTGGAACATACAGGCACCGGCGGCACCCCGACGTTAATGCTCACCGGTGCGGCCGGCCAGTCCGCATCAACCGCCGCATCAATAAAAATGGGATACGAAGGGGGGACCGTCTACACGGCATTGTCGCTTTACAATGATAATATCATGATCGATGGCTACGGCGCCGGGCGGCGCGTCGGTGTCCCTGCTACATCCACAACAGCCGGGAAACCGGGGCAATTTGCGGCGAGCAGCAGTTATATCTATGTCTATACGGGAGATGGGACAACCCATAGCTGGGTGAGGTCATCAGCGGCGAGCTGGTGATTTAGCCTGGGATAATTTGGGATAATTACCATGCAAAAATAGGTTAGGCATCACGCCTAACCTATTGATTTCTGGTGGAGCTGATCAGGATCGAACTGACGACCTCTTGAATGCCATTAACACGGCGGTGGGGGAAGGTGGCGGAATGACTATGTTATTCCGCCTTTTTATTATCCCGGTGGGATATCTGGTTTCGCCATTTGCGGGTGGCGTCGATGATTTCGCGTTTCCGGCGGGATGATATGTGGGTGTATTTGCTGGTGGTTTTGATGTCCTGGTGATCGAGGATCTCCTGGGCGCCGCGGAGATCGCCGCCGGCCTCGAGGATGTCGGTTGCCATGGCATGGCGCAGGCCGTGGGTGCCTTTGATTTTTACGCCAGCCCTGGCTGCATTCCCCTGGATGAGTTTCCGGATGGTAGTGTAAGGCTCGTCGGTGGTCGAGTTTGTGAAAACATACCCCTGCGGCGCACGAAATGGCTTCAGGAGGGCAAGGATGTCCGGGGAGATGATGGCATATCGGGCGCGGCCGTTTTTGGTTCTCCCGAGGTAAATGCGTCCATCGTCGTGGATGTTTTCCCAGCGGATATGGCGGGCTTCGACAAATCTGATTCCTGTTTCATAGATCGTGAGGAGAAGCGCCTTTTTTATTGCCCGGTCCCGGACGGAGGTTCCGGATTCCCGAAAGTTGATTTCGACCTCCGCCATAAAGCGGGTGAATTCGTCGGGGTCAGGCGGTTCGGGGATGTTGCGGAAGTGCCGAAGTTTCTCAATCCGGAAAGGGAGCGGCCTTGCCATATCCCGATCGGCGGCCCAGTTGATAATTACCTTGAGGTAGTCAAGGCACTGGTTGCAGTGGGCAGGCGTGGCCTTGTGAGCGGCCTTGAAATCATCGATGAGTATGCGGGTGATGGATTTGACGGCGTGACGGCCGAAATGGGGCCTCAGTTTGGCGACGGCCCAGCTGAATGATTTGCAATAGCCGGGGGAGCGGTTGGTCTCCAGCCAGGCCAGGAATTTGGGAATGATCTCGTTGAGCGTGGGGTTGGTTTTTGGAGCTGCATCTGCATGGTGCGCCCGCTGCAGCTCCAGGTCGCGGCGGACGGCTTCGTCATAGGGGCCTATCCATGTTTCATAGATGCGGCGACGGCCGCCTTTCGCCGACGGGTCGGGTATCCAGATGTATATCTGCCAGGCGCCTTCTATTGTGGGGTGTCTGCGGACGGCCATTCATTTCGCCCTATATTTCACGGTTTCTTTGGTTTTCCATTCTCGTATATTTAGATAACGTCCGGACTCTATAAACATCGTATCGGTAAGAATGCGGCATTCACGGGAATCAAGAACCACACCGGCAAACATTTTGTCTGCCAATTCATATCCATTGAAATCATACCCGGCGACAGTCGCATAGACTTTGCCACGTTCCCCATTGTTACAGACCTCGGCCTTAATACTTATTTCGGCATCCCCTAAACTGTTAACCCGTAGATGTATTGCATCGATGGATGATACTTCAATTTCGTCAAGAGCATAGGCATTTATAGCCAAGATAATATACAACAATATGAAACTGAAGTTGATCTTCATACGGCCTCCTTGGGATTGTGACGTATTCAGTTATTTTTTAATGCTTGATTTTATGGCTTTGGCAGCGAGCTCGGCCATTCTCAGGATCATCTGGCGGTCGGCTTCGGCGGACTGCCGATAATTCTGGATCAGCTCCATCTCTTCCGCGGTTAATTTCCCCTTCGCGATCTCTGGCATGGTTGCTCCAAAGAAAATGAGGGATACGGCGTTTTTGCCGTGGGCTTTTGCAATGCGGGCAAGGACCTCGGGGGATGGATAGGAGTCGCCGTTTTCGTAGGAGGAGAGGGTCTTGTTGCTGATTTTGATGCTTTCGGCGAATTCCCTCTGGGAGAGGCCTGCGGCATTGCGAAGGGCACGGATTCTCAAGCCTATGGCTTTTCGAGATATTTCCATGCCCTTTAGTAAGTTATTTTTTAACTGTTTGTCAATTTATTCCATTACCCTCGGATATCCGTTAATTTCGGACATTTTCTTAAAAATTTTTTCCCTTTTTCTCATATTTCAGGACTGTGATAAGCGTATCCATGATGATCTTGCGCCCCTCTGTAGAGCAAGATGAAAGCAGCTCAAGAAACACCTTTTCGCTGTCATCTTTAACGGTTCTGATATTTTCGGGGAGGAAAAATTCATATATGTCCACTCCCAGAACATCGGCCAGTTTGCTCAAGACCTCTTTCCCTGCCGAGCGATGTCCGGATTCTATCTGCGCAATATGGGTTACGCCTGATTTCCTGGCCAGTGCATTTTGGTCCAGTCCGGCCCGGAGCCTCAACCGGATCAAATTCGCCCTGATTCGCCTGTCTATGCTGATTTTGTCCATGTAATGCTTATCGGCACAGTCAGTGTAAACCTTAAAAGTGTATCAGGGGAATCCTTAGCGTTTGCCCGTAATGCTAAGTTTTTTAGATGTGATGGTCCTTTGCGCTTTACCAGCGCTTAATAATAAAGTATTAATAGCCAAAATTCAGAAAGGAGGTTTTGTAAAATGCCTAACGTCCTGCCGAATACCCGCGAAGGCAAGCACGATAAGCCACAAGAGGTTTTAAGGGAGGTCCGACGGATCGCGTATAGTGACCTGTCGGACGCAAAGGCCAGGCTGTTGATCATGATCGCTGCTGCTCCCTTGAAAGCCTCCGTAATAGTGAAGCATATTCCTCAGCTTTTTCATCGCTAATATAGTTAATCTGCTTTTCCGCCACCCGCAGCGCATCTAACAGATATTTCTTTTCGGGGGACAATTCATCGCTGGGCAGGACGCCTGGCGCCCCCGTGAACATCTCCCCCTCGCCGGTTTCCAGCCAGTTTAAATTCAAATTTGGAAAGATTTTCAACAAATCTTTCACATCCGAAATTTTATCTCGATCGATCCAAGTATAAAGTGTCGAATCCTTAATGCCCGTATAGCGTGCAAGTCCTTGAATATTCTTGACATTTGCATACGTCGCCAAATCAAGCAATATTTTTTTTGTTTTTGAGTATTTTTTTTCTTGCATTTGGGATATTCTTAAATTATATTTTTGACAGATTCACATAATTAATAAAAATTTTACCACTTGCGCAAAATAATTACAAGGGAAAGCAATGATTCTTACATCCGACGTGGACTGGGAAGCAACCAGGGAAAAACTGAAATACATCAATCTGCCTGTCTGGGCCAGGGCAAAGGGGTTTGGTTCGGGGATGGTGAGGCAAATTGTTAACGAATGCTACCCGCACGAAGGAAAGAAGTCATATAGGGTAGTGCAAGCGCTGTACCAGGATGGTTTCCTGGTGCTGAAAGAAAAAGAGGCGGCGTGAGCGGGGAGGATGAAATGGAAGGTTTTAATGCCTGTAGGCGATACATCGAGATGCTGGTAAGCCTAGAAGTTAAAAAATATGCCGAGAAGAAAACGCTGGAGAGGTATGTTTTTTCCGATCAGATCAGAGGGGCTTTAGGGATGGCACTGGAAGTTTTCCAGTATAAGTCCCCTGAATATCGAGAGGTTACAAAATGGCGAGATTGTCATAACCGGAATGAATTCGGCGGATGGATCCCGAGGATGGAAGAGGCGGCGTGATATGCAGGCCATGGGCATGTTGCAAATAGTACCGAATAATTATCTGCCACGAATTGATCGCAAACAGGTGCGTTTCCCTCGCAGTAAGAAACGTCGAATCTGTAAAAAGTGGCGCCTTAAAGATTCCTCTTGGAAGGATACAATCCCATACGTTATCGCTGGGCACTCTATCTACATACATCCGGATAATATTAGGTTACTAAATCTGTAAATACACGGAGGCGGTTAAGCGTGATTTTAAGCACGCCATGAGGTCATAGCAAGGGGTATCAGAAGGCGCTGGGGCCGATACCCGCTAATAGACTGCTCGCTCCAGCCATGACCGCCTATACTAAACCGGGTGACAATTTCCGAGAGGCAAGGGGGCCGAGCCCGGCGGCCCCCGCAAATGAGGGATTGAATATGGCTACATGGCAATCTGTTTCTGACGGCCTTCCAGATACCGACACTACCGTAATGACGTTCAGCCCTGAGAGTAACGAGCCGATCTGGCCGGCGTATCATGACGGAGAGCAGTGGGTGGATCTGATGGGGGCGCCGATAGACGACGCGCAGATCACTCACTGGATGGATTTCCCTGAACCACCGGAGGCTGGAAAGTGAGTTCAATCGAGGAGAGGCTGGACCGGATCGAGGCGATGCTGAAGATTTTGATAGCCTCGAAAGAGCCAGGGGGAGACGTCGCGGTGGCGGAGTTTCAGCTTCTACTAGATCTGAAAAAGGGTTTACCTCCTGATGAGTATGAGTTGGAGCATGGCAGGGTGATGGCCCAGCGGTTGATTCGGGCAGGGAATCCGTTAGGTGCGGCAAAAATGCTAAAGGCCTCGCAGCGCAAGGCGGCGAGGCTTAGGGGGAGTTTATGAGGCGCACTGTAGGCATGTCTTTCCGGTCTTTATCCTTTGCGTTTGTTGGTTACGTCCTTCCTTACATCCTCATGGCCATTTTCCTGGCCTTTTTCTTCAATTCCTGCACCGATTCGATTATAGCGCACCAGATCCAGGCGTCGCCTTTGACGCTTGAACAACAGGAGGAGATCGTCCATCGATGGTCCGAACGCGTCCCGCGAGAGATCGTGGAGGGCGCGGACGGGGAGCCTTATCTCGTTAAGAAATAGGAGGCCGTGATGCTTAATTTTATTTTCGGCGTTTTCGTGGGCGGGATCGTAATGACGGTTATCATTTCATTGTGCAGCGCGGCCAAGTGTGGCGACTGCGCTTATGTCAAGACGGTTTTGAGGGAAATCAAGGAGCAATGACCTTTTAGCGCCGCCGGTATCCCTCCCGAACCGGCTAGCCTCCTCCTGGTGACGGCGCTCTTTTTCTATCCACATATCTTTAAGGAGGCTGCATGCCGAGTATTGACCAGGTTACGCAGGCGTATATAACCAGTTCGGACAATGTTATTAATGCCTATCAGCAGCAGATCCAGGATTTAAAAATCGAAAACGTGACGTTAAGGATTAAGCTCGACAGGATGACCAGGTTGTTTGACCGACATTTCGGAGGGATTACTCATGGCTCAGTCGATAACATTCCAGTGTGATGATTGCGCGGCTTGCAGGTATTGCAGGATGAAGAAGGGCACGTTCCGCGAGGAGTTGATCAGTTGGGCAAAAGATAGCAGGTATGTTTGCCCGGAATACGAGGAGAAGCGATTCCATGGGCTGGAAGGGGTGCGGGCATGAATATCGTGGATACGCCGTGCGGCCCTGTTAAGGTGTTCTCCAGGGATGAGATTAAGGAAATGGAGAAGGCAAGGATTATCACTTATATCGATGATATCCCTGATCTGCACAGATTCAGCCGCGTTTCAGTTCCGGAATGCTGGGGCCGCGGGTCGTATTCGGGTTATGCGAGATGAGCCCGGAAGAGGAATGGCTGGACAAGAATACGTTTGATTGTGAGCGGTTTTCATGTCGGATGCAGCCAAAACAGTGCTTATTGAATCAAAAAGATGCCAACCCTGTGTGTATAGGCTGCCCGCAGACTGGAAATATCGAGGTAGGCCAAAAAACACCAGCAAAGACTAAATGGAGCGGCCAGCGAATGGCGGAGAACGAGGATATGTCACATATAGGGACGTGCCCGGTTTGCAAGGAACCTGGGAAGAAACTAATAAGCAGGAACGGCCGGTGTTGGGGTTGCTATAACAAAGGCGTGCAGGATGTCTCGCGTGATAAGACAAACAAGGCCACAGTCAGTCGAATGTGCCGTGCATCCGGATGCAAGAAATATAAGGTCAAAGATGGATTTTGCACCGTGCATCATAAGGAATATGCGGTGGGGACGATCTACACTCCCCCGCCCCCCCTCTCTGATGTCCAGGCGCAGGAAAAGGACGTCCTGGGCAGTCTGCTGGCACCCTTACCCTTCGATCAGGGCATGTTCGTGCCGATGGATGATGATCTCTATAGGCGCGTACAGGACCTGGGTCTAATGCACGAGGATGTGGCCGTTCTACTGCTGCATCTGCTGGATGGACATCTGCGCTGGCGTGATGAGTTCTCCCGGAGCACACCCCATCTCGCCGCCCCCGCACCCCTATCCTTTCAGAGAGATGCCCAGCCCAATGGTCATAAAGAGGCCGGGGCATGATCACTGTGACGTGCAAGATGGAGGGGATGGATAAGGCGCTGGCTGCTTTAGACCCTAAGATCGTTAAGGCGGCTGCCTACCGTACCATTAACAGGTCGGTGGATGGACTGGTGACCGACATCAGCAAAGTGGTCCGCACCACATTCAACATTAAGAAACAGGACATCGATCCCCGGATCAAGAAAGAGAAGTGCCCGGATTACAACACGCTGCGCGGGTCGGTCACCGTATCCGATGAGCCCAAGAGCAAGATCCCCTTGATCATGTTCGGGGCAGTGGAGCGCCGCAACCTGGCAAGTGGATCGGTCAAGACCAGGAAGGGCAAGGATGGTTTTTACTCGCAGAAGCTGAAGCGCAAGGGGCAGGCAGGTGTGTCCTACAAGGTATTGAAGCAGGGCGGCAAGGGATTCAGCGGCAACGCCTTCATCATCCCTGGAGGGCGCGGATCTCTCCAGGTGGTGCGCCGACTGAAAGGCCAGAAGGGCAGGTTTGCCCTGGAAGAGAAGCGGGTGATCAGTGTCGCGGCCATGGCGGGCAGCACTAAGCAGGGAGTCATGGTTCGCATAAGGCAGGCGGCTGAAAAGCGAATGGCGGTGAACTTTGAGCGAGAGCTTAAATACTACCAGGCCCGCGCAGCATCTGGCCTCAGCATCGGTGGCAGCAGACGCCCATAATATTTTCACGGGTCCTCCCGGCAGGGTAACTCCCTGCGCCTCAGCGAGCGCGCAGGATTTGGTTACGATTAATTTTTTTTTCGCTTTCCGATTTTCGGAATAGAGATTACCTCGGCGCTTCAAGGAGTTATGATATATGTCGGAGAAAATGGGAAGCCGGCTGTTTACACCCGAGGCGGCGGCGCGATCGTTCGGCGCGGACATGCTCAGGGCTGACAAGTGCATTCTCTGGATAGTTGACCAGCTGCACCCGGCCGGCGCCTTCTGCCCTGACTGCTCCGCCTCTATTATCGACGAGCGCCGCCAGGCGCGTTTCTATGCCCTGGAGCAGATCCGCTGCCCCGCCTGTGGCAAGAAATTCACCGCCGCCACCGGCACCATCCTCAACGGGGCCAAGCTGGAGCCCACGGAGATCTACCTGCTCGCCGTGCTGACGCATCTCAAAGTCTCCCCTGTTTCAATCGCCGCCTGCCTGCGCTGCCACGTCGACACGGTCCACAACTGGCAGGCCCACTTCCGCGCATTCCAGGAGATCATTGGTGCCTGACAGCCTCCCCCCCGACACAACCGGCGACGACATCCGCGCCCAGGTCGAAGAGCGGCGGCGCATCGAGGCCGAGGCCCTGGAGGCGAACGCCAAGCCCGAAGCGCCCGTCGTCACCCCGCGCCTGATAAAGCAGTGTCTGCAGTCTAACGAGCTGGGCGACGGCACCCTCTATGCCGCACTACACCGCGGCCAGTACCTCTACAACAAGAACACCGCCCAGTGGCTGGCATGGAAGGGTCATCATTGGGACATCGACATCATGGACGCATCATTCGCCGCAGTCGAGACAGTAGCCACCACCTACCTGGAGGCAGGCCACGCATTGAAAGACCAGATCGACGAGCTATACACCGCCGAGAAAAAAAGCGAAGCCGAGGCCCTCAAAGGCCAGCAGAAAGCCTTTTACGCCCGGGTCAAAAAGCTCCGCTCCGTCACCGGCGTAAACAACTGCCTCACTTACAGCCACCGGATCCGCGAGCCCATAGCCATCAAGGGGGACGAGATCGACACAAACCCCTGGCTGCTGGCCTTCGTCAACGGCGTTCTCGACCTGCGCACCGGGAAATTCCGCGACGGCCGCCCCGACGACTACCTGCTCAAGGCCGTCCCCCACGAATGGCAGGGCCTCGACGCCCCCGCGCCCACGTTCCATGAATACCTGCACAGCTCCCTCGACGGCCCCCCCGAACTCAGCGCCGAAGGCCGCGCCGACTACAGCCGCCAGCTCACCGAATTCATGCTGCGCGCCCTGGGCTACGGCATCACCGGCCTCTCCACCGAGCAGATATTCCTCGTCCTCAGCGGCCCCGGCGGGCGCAACGGCAAGGGGATCCTCGTCGAGACCCTGCGCTACGTCCTCGGCTCCCTGGCCGGCCCGATCCCCTCCGAGATGCTCCTCGACCAGGGGCGCGCGAAATCCAGCTCCGGGCCGTCACCCGACATCATGGCCCTCAAGGGCCTGCGCCTCGCCTTCGCCTCCGAGACCGACGAAGGCCGCCGCTTCTCCCCCGGGCAGGTCAAATGGTACTCCGGCGGCGACACCCTCACCGGCCGGCTGCCCCACGACAAGCGCAACACCTGTTTCGACCCCACGCACCTGCTTATCCTGCTTACCAACAACCTGCCGCACGCCCCCGGCGACGACTTCGCATTCTGGGACCGGCTCAAGCTCGTCCCCTTCCACTACTCATTCGTCGCAGATCCGGACCCGGCAAAGCCCAACCAGAAAAAGCGCAACGACAACCTGCGCGAAAAACTAAAGAGCGAGGCCGCCGGGATCCTGGCCCTCCTCGTGCGCGGCTGCCTCCAGTGGCAGCGCGACGGGCTCAACCCGCCCGCCATAGTAACCAGCGCCACCGAAGAATACCGCATGGACGAAGACACCATCACTCAATTCGTGGACGAATGCTGCATCCGCCTCAGCGGCTCCGTGGTCAAGGCCGCCGACCTCTACAAGGCATTCTCCACCTGGTACCAGGAGCACATCGGCGAGAAGGTCCCCAAGCAGAAGAAATTCGGGGCCATGCTCTCCAAGCAGTTCAAGAAAGACAAGGTCGGAGGGGTCGTCAAATACTATGGCCTCGAACTCAACGGCGAACAGCAGAGCAGTTTCTGATTTTGCAGGAAGATCATTGGCCGGGGCTTTTTGAACCAGGGGAGGGGCAAGGGGGATAGATAGAATGGCTGGATGGCACGCGACAGTAACCGACATGACCGGGGATCCAGCGCGCTCCCGACGATCAGGACCATAGGACGATGGCAGGATAGACGCAATCCCACTATCCTGCTTGCAACATTTTGAAATCAAAAGGGATTAACCGACTATCAGGACGATAGGACAGAGTTGTAAAAAACTATTTTTTACATTTTCGGCGTAGCCTAAGCATTAAATCAGGATGATAATTCTTTACAAATACGTCCTATCGTCCTGATAAATAAAAAAAGTATAATAATATAAAGACTTTAAATAATAGGACGATGATTGAAAACGGGATTTTTTATTGTCCTATCGTCCTGATAATCATCCTGGAAGGAACCATGAACCTCCTCGACCTGGCGCAAAAATACGGCACATACCGCAAGCACAGCACTGCCAAGGGCGGCGAATACGTGGGGCCGTGCCCCGTCCGCTCCACCTGTGCCGGCTCAGGGGAAGACCGCTTCCACATCTGGCCCGAGCAGGATGATACCGGCACCTGGTGGTGCCGCCGCTGCGACAAGGGGGGCGACGCGATCCAGTTCCTCATCGAAGTGGAGGGGATGACCTTCCCCGAGGCCTGCAAAGCCGTGGGCCGCGAGATCCCCGAACACCAGGAGATGCGCACCCCCCAGGCGCGCAGGCCGGCAGCCTCCTCCTGGCAACCGAAAGACCCTGATGCGCCGGCGGGCGCCTGGCTCGAGCACGCCGAAAAATTCGTCACCTGGGCCCACAACCAGCTGCTCCACCTGGGCGACGGCCCCGGCACCCCCCTGCACTACCTGGCCGGCAGGGGCATCAGCCGCGACAGCGCCATCACCCACCGCCTCGGCTGGAACCCCGGCGAAAAGGGTGGCGACCTCTACCGCGCCCGCGAGGCCTGGGGGCTGGAGACCGTCATGAAAGGGGACAAAAAGAAAAAACTCTGGCTCCCCATCGGCCTGGTCATCCCCTTTTACAAATCCCCCCCCAACCCCCCTTTGGCAAAGGGGGGTGACGAGCTTGCGAGGCGGGGGGATTTGATGACAAAGGGGGGTGACGAGCTTGCGATTCGGGGGGATTTATGCCGCGTCCGGATCCGGATCCCCAAAGAGCGCCGCACCCCGGAATTCTCCACCCCCTACTTCATCGTTCCCGGCTCCG